TCAAACATGGCGGCACCGATGATGAAGCCAACCTGACCGCGGCATGTGTTAAGTGCAATAGATCTAAGGGAACTAAGTCGAAGCCGGGTCGAGCACAACATGGACCGCAAGTCCGTTTTTTTGGGGAGGCATTTCCACACCCGCCCGCAGGCGACAATCTCTCCCCTTTGGTTCGAATTGGTCCGCCTAATGTCTGATAACTCCAAAAGCCTTGCAACGATTGAGGATAACTGTCGGATCTCTTTAGCTAATAATGGCGAGTTTTTGAAACCGGCAGATAATGGAGCCGTGGCCACACTTTTAAGAGTTGCGCGTTTATGCGACTCTTTACTTGATGCCGGCGAGACAAAAGATCTCGCGCCATTGTTATCTCGACTCCATTCCATAATGGAATCCCTACACATGACACCTAGATCGCGATCCGATCAACCTGCCCAAGCCGTTAAGGATGTAACCGATGTCAAGTCCCTCTCCGAAGCCTACCTACGGATTGTCTCGTCCCCGGGTGGAGACGATGCCCCTAAGCGGGCCAAGCCTCGGACCGCTAGCAAGTCAACTGATGGAGATAGCAAACGAGCCTCTACTTGATTGGCAAAAGTACGTCCTCGATCAAGGGTTAATGGTAAACAAGTCCGGCCAGTTTCGGCGAAAGACTTGCAACCTAATCATCGCTAGACAAAACGGGAAAACTTTTACCGTCCGAGCCTTGTTGCTTTCGAGCTTGTATGTCTTTAACACTAAGCGCATTGGGATTATGGCCCAAGACCGTAAACAGAGCCTCGAGACAATGGGCAACATGGTAGACGTCATAAACTCGACCCCATTCCTACGCGACAGACTGAAAAAGGAAAACCGATCACATGGCGAGGAGCGTTTGGAGATTTGGTGCGAGCATTACCCCAACCCCTGCCCGCCAGGTTGTAACACGGTCCGCCGGATGGACATTATTTCGGCAACTCCAAGAGCCGCTAGAGGTAAGACCTTAGACCTGCTATACATCGACGAATTGCGCGAGGTTAGCCCCGCGACTTGGGCCGCCGCCGAACCTACACTAAGAGCCCGCAAAAATTCCCAACTCTGGACTAGCTCGAACGCGGGGGACGATACCTCGGTGGTCCTTAATTCGTTAAGAGATTCGGCCATGTCTGCCAACTCCGAAAGATTTGGATATTGGGAATGGAGCGCGGGTCCAGACGTTAAGATTTCAGACCGCAAGGGTTGGCGACAGGCTAACCCGTCATTAGGTCATTTAATTAACGAGCAGGATCTCGAGGATTCGTTTAATCGAAATTCCGCCGACGTATTTGAGACGGAGAGTTTGTGTCGCTGGAGAGCAGCACTCGATTCACCGTTTAACGTCACGGCGTTTGACAATGGCTTAGATTTGAATTTGGTCATGGATCCAACCTTGCCGACATGGATGGGACTAGACCTAACTTTTAATCGGACCGAGGCTTATTTGGTATCAGCTCAAGAGCACCCGGACGGCTTACGGATCTTTTTACATCGTTGGGTAAAAGATAACGCTATTGGAGAGCGAGAGTTGGCATCGGAGATCGCAGTTTTGGCCAGACAATACAAGGCCAGACAAATTGCCTATGATCCAGCGACGGCGGGATTTGTTGCGCCACACTTACAAAAGGCCGGAATCCGTATGCAGGATAACGGTTGGGGGTCGGCGTATTTTGCGACACTATGCGACGTCACGGCATCGGCCATGAACTCCGAACGGCTAAAGCATCCGGGCCAGTCAGAGCTTAGAGACCACTTGATCGCGTGTGCCAGGCGACCGGCCTCGGATGGTGGTTGGCGTATTGCCCGCCGCGCTAGTCAAAGTCCAATTTCCGCCGCCGTTGCCTTAGTGCTTGCAGTTGGACACGCCGAAGCACCCCGGACCCAAATTGTCACCCACGTCGGTTAGTATGTAAACGTATCGACCCTAAGCGATACTCACGCAGATTGATCCCTGCAAAAAATACCCCCGGTCTTGGTCGGGGGTATTTTGTTGTAACGACTCGCAACATAACGTCCCATTAGTTGCAATCTAGACATTTACTTGTTGCAATAAGGTTGTGGGATTTTTTAATGCCGTACGAATGACCAACCCTGAACCGACTAGGGATCTACAAGTTACCTCATCGGCAGGGTTCACCCGCGAAATGGAAAACTTGTTTTCATTCCCGGGGCAGCTACCAAACTTAAGGTATGCAACCCGCGAGCAGGCCATGACCGTCCCGGCTATCGCTCGAAGTCGCAACATCCTTGCAGGCTCAATCGGTACAATCCCGATGGAGTCATACAACAAACTCACCGGCGCACACATTAATAACCGGACCCTAATTATCCAGCCGGATCCAGCCTTACCCCGTGTCAATACGATCACATGGTTAGTGGACGATTTAATTTTTTACGGAGTCGGGTACCTTCAAGTCTTAGACGTATCACCCGAGGATGGTCGACCATTTAGAGCTCGACGCATCGACCCGCGCCGAGTACAGGCCACCATTGACTCATCCGGAACCTTAATCACCGGATACCAGGTTGATTCCAAAAACGTCCCGTCGTCGGGCTTAAGCTCCTTAATAGTCTTTAACGCGATCGATGAGGGCGTGTTAGCTCGCGGCGGGATGACTATCTCTAGCGCAATCGCTCTCGAGCAGGCCGCCTACAATATGGCATCCGAACCGGTTCCTCAAATGGTTTTACTTAATGAGGGAATGAACCTACCGTCCGACCAGGTATCGGCAGTCATGGACACATTCCGCCGGGCTCGTCGCGAACGCTCAACCGCTTACATCGAGGGACCGATCAAACTTGAGGTCGTAGGCATGGATTCGGCCCAAATGCAGCTCGTTGAAGCTCGTCAACATCTATCTAGCGAGATCGCTCGACTAATGGGCATCCCTGCATGGTATTTGAACGCGGAAAGTTCATCGGCTACCTATTCCAACGTAGTATCCGAACGTCGTAGCCTCGTGGATTTTGGTTTGCGAAATTATTTGACGGTTATAGAGGATCGTTTGTCGATGGACGACGTCACACCTCGAAACCAAATTGTCCGATTTGATCTTGACGATTTCCTACGAGGCAACGCCGCCGAACGTGTAGAGATGTCAATCAAACTTTACGACTCCGGCATCATTACCCGCGATGAGGCTCGAGAGTTCGTTGACATTTCCCCGGCGGGATCCGAGGAATCAAACGACAACGGCATCACGCCGCCGTCCCAAACAAGAGAGACGCCGTTTTTATGAGACTAGATTTTAGCACCTCAATCACAGCCGCCGACGCTAAGACTCGAACCATTTTTGGTCAGATTGTCCCGTTTGGTCAGGTCGGATCAACAAGTTTAGGTCCCGTTATATTTGAAGCTGGATCCCTGCACATTGGCGACAATGTAAAAGTTTTACTCGAACATGATGGACGCCGTCCGGTTGGCAAGTTAGTAAGCACCAGCGCGAACCCGTCCGGCATTATGGGCGAAATGAAAATCTCACAAACCACCGCGGGATCCGATGTATTAGTGGAAGCCGCCGACGGCCTACGCGACGGCATTTCCGTAGGTGCAAACATAATCGAGCACACAGTCAAAGACGGAAACATTGTCGTCACGTCTGCCGAGCTCGTCGAAGTCTCTTTAGTCACCAATCCGGCATTTGCCGAGGCTAGAGTAACCCAAGTCGCGGCATCCGCCGACGATGAAACCGAAACGATCGAGGAGATCGAAATGACTGAACAACCAATCGAGGTAATCGAGGAAGTTGCCGAAGTTGAGGCATCAAAGATCGAAGCCTCGACATTCGGTTCACCAATCTTTACCCAACCCCGCGAATTGCCAGCATTAACCGCTGGACAGTTTGCTCACAAAATGCTATCCGCCCAGCGCGGAAACCGCGACGCGATTGATTTCGTAACCGCCGCCGGTGAAGCAACAACAACCGACAATGCCGGACTAATTCCTGTCCCTTACTTGCGCGAGGTTATCGGCGTAGTCGATTCATCCCGCCCATTCATTGACAGCATCGAACGCCGCGCATTACCAGCCGCTGGAATGTCATTCCGCATCCCGCGTTGGCAGGTACTGCCAACCGTGGCAGAGACCGACGAATTGGCAACACCATCCGACACAATGACCGAGATCGATGATCTTGTAGTTGATGTAGTCAAGTTCGCAGGCCAACAGCGCGTTTCGATTGAGCTCTTGGAACGCTCTGACCCGTCATACCTTGACGAGCTCTTGCGCGGACTTGCAGCGAGCTACGCTCAGCAAACCGATCTCTACGCATTCACCGAGGGCGTAGTAGGTTGTGGCGCATCAGGTGGAACAGGTTACGTCGCAGCAATCGCCGACGCCGTAGCAGATTCAGCCGCCGTTATGCGTTTTAACCCTAACCGTCTATTGGTTGGTGCGACTCAATACGCCGGACTATTGTCTGCCGTTGATGATGCAGATCGTCCACTATTCAACGCCGTTGGTCCAACAACTAACGCCGCTGGAACTAACATCATGTCCCGCGGCAACGTCATGGGTCTTGATCTAGTGGTCGATTACAACATCGGCGCAACTAACATCCTTGCCTACCCAAGTGCTTACGCAGCGTTTTACGAAAGCGGAACCGCCCAGGTTCGCGTTAACGTAATCGACACCATGACGGTTGAAATTGCCGTCTACGGTTTCGTAGCACTTGCCAACAAGTACCCGACAGCAATACGGGCAATTACCGTAAGCTAGTCGACCCCCGTGATGGGGGCCGTTTGGTCCTGATCGGCCCCCATCACCTCCCTACTTGAAAGGAAAAAAATGTCACTCATCGACATCGATGATTTTAAGGCCGTCCTAGGCGTTGGCGACATTTACCCAGACGCAACCCTTGAGGGCGTCATGGATTCCGCCGAGTTGGTTTTGAAGTCTTTCCTTAACTTTCATAACGCGTCAATCGTTGGCGTTGATATCACGAATAACCTTGCCCGTTTTTATACTCGTACACCTCACGAATACAGCGTCGGCCAACAGGTAACCATTGATCGAGTAGGCGCGCCGTTTGACGGAACCCACACGATTACCAGAGTTTTTACAAATCAATTTCAGGCCACCATTACCCACGCAAACGTGACCTATCGAGTCAATAAGCCGGACGGTAATTGCATCCTTGAGGGCCAAGAGGCTTATTACGACGATATCCCACAAATCCGCGAGGCCGCGTTGATAATAAGCGTGGACCTGTGGAACGCTAGACAAAGCGCACAGGGCATCGCACAGGACTCAACATTCGCTCCAGGTATTCCTTACCGAATGGGCCGTAGTCTTGTCTCTCGCGTTGCTGGACTCATTTCGGGCTACCGTGACCCTAGTAGCATGGTCGGATAATGTCAGACATTAGCGACGCACGGGCCGACCTTAAAACGGCACTAGAGGCAACCGGATACATCGTTTACAGCTACCCAGCCGAAAACATGTCGACACCTTGCATCGTGCTAGTTCCCGGATCGCCATACATTGTGATTAAAAGCATTGGCAGCTCACCGCGATTAGGCGGAAATTTTGACATTACTTTGTGCGTGGCAGCTAACGACAATCAAGCCGCATTAGTTAACCTTGAAACCATGATCGAAACGGTATTGGGAGCAATACCGACAGGCGTGGGAATTGGAGACTTTTCGCAACCAAAAATCGTGCAAGTCGGACCATCCGATTTGTTAACAACCGACATCACAATCGATGTCACTATATAAGGAGCCGACATGGCACTCGAGTACGTAACAGGGCGGGACCTCTCGCTCACCATTGACGGTGACACATATAATGACGTCGCCGCATCCGTAACTCTAACGGTTACACCTAATCAGCAAGTATTGGAAACTCTTGCAGGCCGCGCCTACAAGACAATCGATTACACCGCAACCCTAGACGTTGAGTTATACCAGGACTGGGGCAGCACTACACCGGCCTCGGTTTGTGAAGCTCTATTCGATGCAGCCGGCGCAGCCGGTGATACTGGCATCGGATTTTCGTTTGACGCCAACGGTTCCGTGTTCACTGGGGATGTTTTCCCAGTTTTCCCAACATCCGGTGGCGCAGCAACCGACGCTCTTACTACATCGATCTCATTCGTTGTAGTCGATGGCGCAGTTTCCCGAGCATAGTAAAAAGGATCAGGACCAATGAAAATACAAATAAAAATCAATCACCAAAAAAATGGCGAGTTAACTCTCGTTACACTACCGGCGGACCTTATGAAATGGGAACGCATGACGAAATCGAAAATGACGGACTTGTATGAGGTCCGCCGAGTAGATGGTGAGGAAACCGTAAAAGTAAATATGGGATTTGAGGACTTGATGGTTATGGCGTGGAGTGTGTTAAATCGCTCCAAGCAAACCGAGGACAAGTTTGATGCCTGGGCCGACGAGCTTGATGAGATTGAGTTAGTTGGTATCGACGAGACAAACCCCACCCAAACGGCAGCATCGGACGAACAATCGCCGATCTTGCCGTAGCGGGAATAGTAACAATACCAATCGATCAACTTGATTGGGAGATCTTGGAAACTATCCAAGATGTAAGGATTGAGTTATCGAAAAGGAGATAGTCATGGATGATGGAATATTTATCTATGACGGAGACCTTAGAGAGATCCTTGATTCGTTGGGCAGTTTGGAAAAGGCAGCCAATCGGGAAATGCGCCGTGAAGCGGGGTATATTGCCGAGGAGATTATGGTGCCGGCGTTCAAGTCTGCCATTAGTTCACATACGGGCCTCTATGCAAAAAACCTAAACGCCTCTATCCGAACCAAACAAGACCGGATCCCGTCGGTAAGGATTGGCAACTCTAATAAGTTCAGCTCAAGAGGGACGGTTACAAATCCGAGAGCCAATACCGGACGCGGGGCATATTCAGGCGGCGCGACTACCAATATGATCCGATTCGGAACTATTCAGGGCCAATACACCGCACGAAGCGGAAAGACGCAATTTTGGGCGCAAGGTATTCGACCAGGCTGGACCGATACAGCCGAAAACAATTACTACGAACCAGCAATACGGGAATGGACAAAGACAGCCAATAAACTTGTAGACAGTTGGAATAGGGGGCGTGATTACTAATGGCAACTAAAGGAATTGGCCGTCCGTTGACAATCATGCTCCGGGCAGACACCGACGGATTTTCAAAAGGTATTCAGACAGCCGAAACAAAATTAAAGAGCTTAAACAAAAGCCTCAACAAGGCGTCGGTTTTTGCAGGCATAGCCCTAGGCGGGTTGGCCGTAGCTGGTAGAGAGTTTGCAGTCGCAGCGGCAGAGGATCAAAAGTCCGCCGCCGTTTTGGAAAAGACTTTACAATCCTTGACTGGCGCGACAAAGGAACAAACGGCAGCCGTCGAAAGTTACATAACCCAGACATCGTTGGCCATAGGTATCGCCGACGACGAATTGCGTCCAGCGTTTGCACGTTTAGTTAGATCAACCGACGACATCACAAAAGCGCAAGAGCTCTTGAACCTTGCCCTAGACATATCGGCGGCAACATCAAAGCCGCTGGAAAGTGTCACAAATGCATTGGGCAAGGCTTATGACGGGTCCACAACCGCATTGGGCAAACTGGGAGTAGGCCTTGACAAAGCGACCTTAAAATCGGGCAATCTGGATGTCATAACAAAGGAACTAACCACAAAATATGGCGGGTTTGCCAAGGTTGCCGCCAGTACAGCCGACGGGTCTTTGAAGCGTTTAGACGTTGCAATAAATGAAGCCAAGGAATCCATCGGTTTTGGGTTATTGCCTTTTGTTGTAAAAGCCGCCGACGCCATAACAAAATGGACTCCGAAAATACAGGAAAACGCCGGCACAATATTAAAGCTTGCCGCCGGTATCGCCATTACATCAACCGCAATTATTGCGTTAAATACCGCCGTAAAAATTTCCATTGCATTGACGAAAACATATACCGCGCTAATGGTTGTTGCTCGTACGACCACATTATTTTTGGCGGCAGCTACCGGATCAGCAACCGCGGCCCAAATACTAGCCGAGGCAACCTACAAAAAATCCACAATCGCATTGGTCCTATACAACACAGCCCAAGCGATAACGTCAGCGGGGGCAAGGATAGCGGCTACAAGTATCGGCGTTTTAACTCTGGCCCTATTGTCTAACCCGTTTACCGCCGTGGCCGTGGCCGTTGCTGGACTTATTACCGCATTAGTGGTCCTCAAAAACACAAACGACACAACCGCAACCAAGGTCGAATCGTCATACAAGTCCTATGGCCGCGGCGTTGTAATTTTTAACAAGCTTAACGAATCAGCGGCGAACGCATCCAACTCAATCAATCGGGTATCTAACGCAGTTCAAGAGGCCCGAGATGTAGCTCGAAGCAAAGGTCGCAACGGATTACTAGACGTCAACTACACGCCGGACTTAGTTGGCTTAGAGGACGTACAGGCCGCCATCGGTAAGGTTAGCAAGGCCACCGAAAAACAAACAAAAAAGCAAAAGGAAGCTGAAAAGGCCGCCAAAGAGTTGGCAAAGGCTACCAAAACGGCCGAAAAAATTTCATCAGGTTTTGCGTCAAAATTAGAGACCGCTAGATCAAGTCTCGACAAAGTCACTCAATCTTTTAGAGATTACCGAGACAGCGTTAAATCAGCGATCACATCCCAGTTTAGTTTTGAGGAAGCCTTTAAGAGTAAAGGCAAAAACAGTTTTATCGAGTCGTTAAAAGCTCAAGCCAACGCCGCTAAAGATTTTGGCGCAAAAATTGCCAAACTTGTATCTTTAGGATTATCCCGCGGCGGGCTCGACCAAATTATCCAAGCCGGAGCAGACGTTGGCGGCAAGATCGCCGACGAATTGATCGCAGGCGGACCTGGCTCTATTAAAAACGTAAACGCATTAGTGGCCAGCGTTGACTCCGTAGCCGGGCAAATAGCCAAATCAACCGCCGGGGCGTTTTTTGATGCAGGTATCGAACAAGGTAAAGCATTAGTCGCGGGGATTATTCAAGCGGCTAAAGATGCGGGCCTAATTTATTCCGGCGGAAATATCAAACTACCGAAGTCGGCGGCAGGGATTACCAATGTCGCAGCTCTAAACGCATCGGCCTCGGGTTTGGCCACTACTGGATCGGCCTTGGGCGGCGCGGGGTCCATCAACATCACCATAAACGGAGCAGTCGACCCAGAGGGAACCCGACGCCAGCTTGAAAAGTTATTCCAAAATAGCGCGCGCCGAACTGGGGCCGTGAGTCTTGTTGGAGCGACCTTATGACCGCTTACCAGCCTAATCCCGTTGTAACTTTTGCAGACGTTAACGTGTACGCGGATAACACAATCGCATCGATCCAAATCAACAACGGACGCTCGGATGTAATCGATCAACCGCAGGCCGGCTACGCGCGAATTGTTTTATGGACGGAAGCAAATTTGCCGCTAAACGTGTCACTTTCGGACTCCGTGACCGTGGAGATCGATAACGGGACCGCGGGAAGCTCGACAATCTTTACAGGCATAATCAGCGATCTCCAAATAAGTTTGGCTCAATTTGGCGAGATTGGATCGATAGCCGAATACACCCTGACAGCCGTTGGACCCCTTGCACAACTAAACAAAAGGATCGCGGGAGCAGCAAACTACGCCAAAGAGTTTGACGGAACTCGAATGTTTAACATTTTGTCCGATGCGTTTTTGACGTCATGGACCGACGTTAGCCCCGTTTTAACTTGGGCGGGATTACCTAATGATGTCACTTGGGACTCATATGACGCCGTCAATTTGGATCTAGTAGATAACCTTGCAACGACTATCGATCAGCCGGGTCAATTCGAGCTTATGGCATACAACGACGGCCCAACCAATGCCCTAGACCTAGCCATAACTACCGCACAATCAGGCCGTGGCGTTTTGTATGAGGGCGGAAATGGACACCTACACTATGGCGATTACGCATCTCGAAGCGGGCAGACTCCCTTAGTTTTAACCGCCGACGATTTACTATCCGAGGGATTATCTACCGCGGCCCAATGGTCGGAAATTGTCAACGATGCCGCGGTTACATATCGAGCAGGTACAGAGATAGCCCGGGACGATAACTCGGTTATCTTGTACGGGCAATTAGCAGGCACACGGAATACGGTCCTACACAATGCCGCCGACGCATTACAACAGGCCGAAGACTTTATCACCTCACGGGCATATCCTCGCGTATACCCGAACGAGTTGACGATAGCCCTACACAATCCAAACGTGAGTGATGCAACCCGCGACGCGTTAATAGCAGCGGAAAACGGCACCGAGGTAATTACTAGCGACCTGCCGGCAGTATTTGGGACCAATTTCAACGGATTTATCGAGGGTTATACCTGGAACTTGACCCGTTATGAAGCTGTAATAACCCTAGTATGTTCGGCAGTTTCCGAAACATATCCACACGTTATATGGTACCAAATCCCACCAACAACCACTTGGAGCAGTTATACTCCAAATACAGATACATGGAGTGATCTATAATGCCGACTACCACGCCACTAAATGCCTGGCCCGTTCCTGTAAGCACCGACCTCGTTAAGGATGGAGCCGAGGCGATTGAGGATCTTGGTGACGCCATTGATGCCTCGGTAGGCTCTGGCTTACTAGCTTGGCAGACTTGGGCCCCGACACTTTCACTTGGTTGGCTAAATGGTAATGGAACTTGGGACGCGAAATATTGTCAAATTGGTAAGATAGTCCATTTTCGCGGAACTTTTACAATTGGAACAACTACGACAAAAGGGACAAACCTTGCCATTAGTTTGCCAGTTACTAGAGCAAGTATTGCTTATGTTAATTTTGAAATGCTGGGAATTGGTACAAACTCTATTTTCGGCGCATATTCAGGCACTACCACGACAATAACGACTTTTGTCTCTAACGCGTCAGCGACTTATTTGACTCGAAATACAATAACAGCGACTACACCGTTTACTTGGGCAACAGGTGATGGATTCGTTATTTCAGGAACTTACGAGGCGGCATAATGATTTGGATTTTTACTTGCCCGACGCAAGGATGCGAAAATAACACTAACCCCGTTTACCTTATAGACCCGACTAACCCTGTTTTATGCAGCCTATGTCACGCCTATGGCGACGCAGTTGAAACCGACCAACCGGCACCAACACCGAGCGAGGATTAAATCATGGCTTATCCAGTAGATGAACCGTTTGTAACCTGCAAGTATGACCAAAAGGGCAAGCGTTGGCGGGCAGGTCGACACACTGGGATTGACTTTCGAGCAGCTCGAGGAACCGAGATCAAAGCTATCGGCGACGGTAAAGTAATTTATGCCGGACGCGGCGGCGGTTGGGGCGGAGCCTATGGGGTGCAAGTCATTGTCGCCCACGGAAATAAGCGCGTTATTTATGCTCACCTATCCTCGATTAACATCAAAGGCCTAAGAGATAAAAAAGTTAAAGAGGGCGATCTCATTGGTTTGTCGGGAGCAACCGGCAACGCAGTAGGCCCACACTTACACCTTGAAGCCCGTAAGGCTCCATATCGCTACGATAAAGACGCTATCGACCCGATGCCGTTGATTACTAACGAGCCAGAGTCAGAGGATGCCCCAAAACCAGCCAAAAAGGCATCCGCAAGCCCCGTAGAGCCTAAATCCGATGAAACTATCTAAGGCAACAACTTACGCTCTTATTGCGTTTTGTGCGGCGTGGCAAGCCACGGAGTTTAGTTTGGATTATCGGGCCATTTTAGGCGCGTTAGTCGCTGGCCTTATGGGCGGATTGAGTCCAAATTATCAACCGCGAGTCGATGAGCTTGAGGAGTTCGATGCCTAGCATCCTGCACAAAACGGATTCAGGCACAGACAAACAAATTATCAAGCCTAAGGAATGGACATATGTCAGGTTTGACGGTTTGACAAAGTTCAAAGTCCCTGCCGATGGTGTTTACACTTGGGCCGTCATTTTGCGGATTACTTACCCGTCGGTAGGTTGCCCAAACATTGTCCGGGGGCGTTTTGTGCGTTACCCTGGCACAGCTAAAGCCGACGAGACCGGACACGACGATAAAAATACCTATGGATGGACTCGCCAGAGTTTACACAGTCATTGGATGCACTATTTTACAGTAAACAAAACTATGCCCGTCGGGTTTTGGGTTTGGCACAATGGAAGCAAACCGATCACGCTTGACGGTCGGCAGATTAAGGCCCACTCATGAACATCATCCTTTTGGGACAGATCGCGGGAGCCTGCATCGCTATTGGTAGCGCGTTAGCCTTAGGGGTTAAATGGCTCATCCTGACACCGATCAAACTTTACATAGATGCGGCCACTTACCCAATAAGCCCCCAAGGTAATGGCGGCATGGCATTACCCGATGCAATCAAAACAATTAACGAGATTAAAGAGCTAGTGAACGAGCACATCGAAAAGCACGACACGCCACTAAATCAAGACAAATAGGTATCTTGTCAGTAACAAGGAGTAACATGGCAGACATGGACGACAACTTACTATCGAGCAAAGAGGTATTGGCTTACCTCAAAATCCATCGCCAAACACTTTGGAGACTTGAAAAATCGGGAGCCGTCCAGCCTGTAAAAATCGGAACCGTCAAAAGATACAAGGCATCCGAGATACAAGGCAAACGTAAGATCAAATAACTACTAAGGGACAGGACCCCAAATGTATTTTAACGGATTTACTTTATTGCTTATGATCCTTTCAATGGTCGGCGGCATCATGTTAGGCGTTCGGGTCGAAATGGCTCATCAACGCAATCGCGCCGAAAACTGGATCAATGGCGAAACAATCGAGGACCAAATGAATCGGGACGGGTGGACTCTATGAGCTACGACCTTGCCGATTATGTAGACGTAAAAACTCGGATCGAATTGTTTTATGAAAAGTATCCAGAGGGCTCTATTCAGTTTGAGTTTATGGGACTTATGGGAGTTAACTCGGAGCATATCTGGGGCATCGCTCGGGCCTATCGCAACCCCGAGGATCCGCGACCATTTACCGGAACCTGTTCGGAGTTGGCACAAGGTAAAACGCCATTTACACGCGGGAGCGAATTAGCAAACCTTGAGACCAGTGCGATAGGTCGGGCGATTGGTTCGGCAGGTATCGGACTCGGTCAATCAATGGCAAGCAAACAAGAGGTAACCGCGGCCCAAGCTCGTCAAGGCGACATGGCCGAGGATTATCAACCCGTGAAGGCCAAGCCAATGAACGGGCAACCGTTTCCAATACCACAAATGACCACAAAGCAACAGGATTTTATCCTTAAATTGGCAAAAGGTCAGATCCACTTAATCGAGGAATGGAAAGCATCTAAGGGCATTAAGGGAACTTTGAACATCGACCAAGCGAAGCAGCTCATCGACCACCTTAAAACTATGCCAATGGATGATCCTTGGGCCTTAGACATCCCACGCGGCGGACATGATGAATAGCGAACGAGCGTTTGACGCAGGCTACACCCAGGCACTGATGAGTCTCGACGCTTGGATGAGGGTTACGCTCGCGCAAAACTCGACGGTGTTAAAGGTTCGGGCCGAACTTATTGCCATGCTCAACGATGCGGCCTATGGGACATGGAAAGAGGATATTGATGCAGCTCGCGCCGAAGTCAATAATTGACGTTACCGAGTACGAATCAGCAATAAGACGCGAAGCCGATCGACGCTATAACAACAACCAGCGCACCGGCATTGAGGGAATGACAAACAAGACAAAGGCGCGGATCCAACACACTAGAGGAACAGCCGCCGAGGTTGCAGCTCGTTTGGCGATGGGCCTAGATCCTTACGCAATCAAAGACGATAAGATTGGCGCGCCCGACTTTGAGCATCGAGGCGTTAAGTATGACGTTAAGTGCATTTCGTCGGAGTACCCGATCTTGAACGTCCAGTATTACGAGGGAGTTTTAGAGCGTCGCAAAGATTGGGTAATAATGGTCATGATGTACGAGGGATTCGGATGGAGCTTTGTGCATCATCGGGACATCCCATTTAATAACTTGGCCTACTTGGAACCCGTTGCAGCTCAAGGCGGACATCGCTCGACGCATTGGCGCATTGACTTAGGCACACAAAAAAGCGACACGCGATGATTACCGAAATAACCACCGCGCGCCGCGGAAACGTGATAACGTTCCAAGCCTGCATGACTCTAGGTATGAGTTTAATCTACTGGCCGGCTAATCAACCGGCTAAACCGCCGTTTGAGGGCGTGTTATCGTCATGGAGATTAGACCATGAAACAGCCCTAAATTACAGACAGGGACGAGCCTTAGCCTTACCATCGAAACGAGTTGCCCGATGGAGTAAGACCAAAAGACTAAGACATATGGCGCAGCTGGTCGCAAGACCCCATAACCAAAACCGCATCCATGACGGTCAGGATTGGTCCTATCTAGGCCATTCCCTG